GGATTTGATCCTATTTGTCGTAGAGTAGAAAGTAAAGATATTACATTCTCAGATATACAAGATAAAATGGGTCATGGTAATGAAACTCCAAATTTACCAGGTGGTATTTTAAATAGAAATAATCAATTGTCATTTGAGGCATATGGATCTAGAAAGACATTATCTATCTTTAGTGAAGGTCAAAAATACAGTCAATATATAAAGAAGAACGATCCAAATTCTATTAATACTTTACAGGATACACAGAATTTTATTTTTCAACGTAAAGCTATTTTAAAGAATCTATTACAACAAAGAGTTCGTGTAGTACTTCCTGGTAATTTCGCTGTTAGTTCTGGTTTTAGTTTATTTTTAAAGATACCTAATCGTGCTACACATGATGATGGTGGTTTCTGTTCTGGTGGTGATAACTATGATAGAACATTGTATGGTAAATATGTTATTATTGGAACAAGGCATATCATAAGATATGATAGACACGAAACACTTCTTGAAGTGGCAAGAGATTCTAGTGACATGCCTTATACACCTTCAGCTAACCCTGAGTTTAAAGAGGCGTCAGTAGACTATGGAGATTGGACAGGATTTTAAATATGAATAAAGATTTTGCTGGATTAAATGGTTTTGTTTGGTGGATGGGTGTTGTCGAAGATAGACAAGATCCATTAAAATTAGGAAGATGTAGAGTTCGAATTGTTGGGTGGCACTCTCCCAGTAAAACTGATTTGCCCACAAAACATCTTCCTTGGTCACAACAAATGACACCGATAAACAATACTAACCCATATGCACCAAAAGAAGGTGATATGGTTGTTGGTTTCTTCATTGATGGGGAAAGTGCTCAGAGTCCAGTTATGATGGGTGTTTTACCTGGCATTCCTTTGAGTGCAGCTAATCCGCAACAAGGATTTAATGATCCTAGAACAACAACACAATTAAAAAATGCGCCAGTAAAACCTGGTGAAAACCCAACAAATTATCCTAGAGTTTTGGATGAACCAACAACATCAAGACTTGCACGAAATGATTCTGATAGTATTGGTAAAACAATTGTTCAAACTAAAAAAACTAATAAACTTGGACCGTTTGAATTAGATCCAACTTATGCAGCTAAGTATCCATATAATAATGTATATGAATCCGAATCTGGTCATGTAATGGAATTCGATGATACTCCTAAAAAAGAAAGAGTTCATTTATATCATAGAGAAGGTAGTTATATCGAATTGCAAGCAGATGGTTCTGGTGCCTTCAAAATTGTAAAAAACAAAAACGATACAATCGGCGGTAACTACAGTCTTTATGTACAAGGCAATATGACTGTAGAGGTTGATGGTAATATTAGTTTTAAATCTAAAAAGAATATATCATTTTCCGCAGATGGTGCTTTTAGTGTTAAAGCTAAAACTATCAGTTTAAATGCTAATGATTCATTCTCTGCAAAAGGTATGTCAGCTTCTCTTTCTGGAGTAACTAAGACTTCTGTTGGAGGATTAACTTCAGTACAAACATCAGTTAGTGGAGTGATGACAAAAGTTAGTGGAGTTGGCGTAACATCTATTACTGGAACTGCAGCTTTAACTATGGGTTCGACTGGACTTACAAACATTAACGGATCATTAATTAATCTACTTGGTGCACCTGTTGGGGGTGATCCTGGATTAGACCCAGAAGGTATTGATCCAGCTGCGGCTGAAATTGAACCCATAGAGGGTTTTGATGATGTTCTAATAGATGATGCTATTGATCCATTGGGTGGTGTAGATATCTCTGTTGAAAATCTTGCCGATGAAGTTTCTACAATTGGTGAAAATGTTTCTGGTACACTTTCTGAAAATTTAGGTTCAATTGAAGCTAACTTAGGTAATGTTGGTGAACTCGATAATGTAACCGAACTGACTAATGAAGAATTTTTTAATTTAGTTGATGCGGATCAAGCAACAAGTGTTGTTGAAAACATTACTGGTAAAGCTGAAGAAATGATTGCTAATATTCAAGACCAGTTGAGTGGTTTATCAACTAATATTTCAGAGCAATTGCAAGGTTCTGTTGATGGTATAACAGGACCACTTAAAGCTAATTTGACTGTTTTAGAAGGTAAGTTTGATATATTATCAGATCCAAACGCATCTCTAAAAGATAAATTCGCAGCTGCACAAGCTGTTTTTGCAACTGGTTCTACTATGTTAAATCAAGCAAAAGCAATTCCAGGTCAAGCTGCTGCAGCTGTTAGTGGTGTAGTAAATTCTGGTATAAAAGGCGCTTCTAACGCATTCACTACAGGTATTAAAAATACTGGAATTATAGATGAAGTAAAAGCTAATTTATCAGATACATATGATGGATATGTTTCTGCAATCAGAGAAAAAGCTTCTGTTTTAGCTGAAGATGGTAAAGAAAATTTAGCTGATTCTGCAAATAAAGTTGCTGATGAATGGGTGTTTCAAAATAAAGATGATGTTATCGATAAAGTTGCTAATTCTGCTCTTGAAGCTAGACAGAATGGTTCTACATTAGAAGAAGTTAAAGCTGTAATCAAAGATGGAATTACAACTTCATGGAAAAATTTCTATGCGGATAATCAAGCTAAAATTGCGCCTTTAGCTAGTATAGGAATTAAAGATAATGAAGAATTAATTAATCAATGAAAGTATAATATGCCAGGACCAATAGCTTGCATGGGTGATGTTAATTGGGGTGGAGGAATTCATGGATTCCCACATCCAAACATTCTTGCGAATGGAAGACCAGCTTTGATTGCTGGCTCTATGTCAACACCACATCCGCATGGACCATTTATTTTTCCAGGATTCGCAATACCTTCTCCTGGAATGGTACTGTTCAATGGCATCCCCGCCGTACATATGGGTGATTTTGAGACCTGTGGACATAACATCGTCACAGGTTCGTTTACAACTTTAGCATTATGAGGATACTATGCCAAGACTTATAGATAATTTAGGATTAAATTTTAGTAACGAGAAGTTTCAACAAGCTTTAGATCCATATGGTGACATTGGAAAAACTCTCAAAAAACAACCATCGATGTATAAAAAATGGCAATTTGATGCTGTTGCGAATAATGATATTGGAGGATATTTTCAAAATCCAATGGCATCAATTTCAAAAGAAATTAGAAATGCTGCCAACACAATGTATACATCATCATATGCTGTAACTGGTTTAGAAACTATTAAAACTACAGCTGGACTAATAGCTGGTTATGATGTTACAACTGGTGATTCTGAAAATCCGCCAATTATTACAACACACACTACTGGAATTATTGAATTGTTTGTTAAACACACAAATAATATTTCTGGTGTTACTGCATCAACCAGTGCATCATTTCCAGATTTTAATAGTGGGCTGGCAATTGGTGAATACATGATGCAACTAACAAGCAGATATGATGGTCAAAATGATGCATCAGCTGCACTCGGTGCATTTACAAGTTTGTTTATTGGTGATGAAATTGGTGTATTGGTGATTAAGATTAATGATGGTGCATTACGAATTAAGAATAGTATTACTGTTGACAGTTATGGTGAGCCTCCAACAACAACTTATACAACAAATTTATCGGCAACTCAAATTAGTACAATTCAAACTGATGTAACAAATTGTTACAATCTTATCAATGACAGATATAATCACGATATAAACTTCTTTAGAAAATCTATGGAAACGATGAATAAGTTCAATCAGATTTCAAAGTTTAATAGTCTATCAAAGATTTCTCTACATCTAATAGATAATTATGTTGGCACAGATAAACTCAAAAGTAAGTTATAAATAAGCTATGGCAAACGTAAATACAAACATTTCGAGAGAATATAGAGACTTAGACTTATCGTTTAAGATACATCCTATTAAAAAAGACATCAATAAACACGTTGCTGAGTATGCAGTTATTAATTCATTAAAGAATTTAATGTCTCTCGGTCATTACGAAAAACCATTTCAACCAGAAATTGGCAGTAATTTAAAAAAACTATTATTTGAACCATTAGACAATGTGTCTTCTGCTGCTATACAAAGAGAGATGGAAACAATTATTGGTAACTTTGAACCTCGGGTTTCAACTTCAAAGCTACAATTAATTCCAGACTATGATAACAATGGCTATAAAATAAATCTTGAATTCTATATTATTAACAGAACAGATCCAGTAACAATTAAATTTTTCCTTGAACGGGCAAGATAATGGCAACCAACCGTTTAGAAATTGCTGAATTAGACTTTGATTCAATCAAACAAAATCTAAAGTCTTTTTTAAAGCAACAATCACAATTTACAGACTATGACTTTGAAGGGTCAGGGCTTAGTGTTTTATTAGATGTTTTAGCTTATAATACACACTATAATGCATACTATTTAAACATGGTAGCTAATGAATCGTTTTTAGATTCTGCCATTCTTAGAGATTCAGTTGTATCACATGCAAAGACTTTGGGTTATACTCCTTATTCTATTACTGCGCCTAGAATTACTTGTAATGTAGTTTTAGATAGTGGCACAACAACAGCAGATAGTATTACTATGCCAAGAGGATTTTCTTTTGGTTCAAACGCAATCGACAATTCTACCTACAATTTTGTATTGTTAGATGACGTAACTGTCACAAAAAGTGGCCAAAATTACTTTTTTGAAAATATAGATTTTTATGAAGGACAGTTGGTAACATATCAGTATACACAAAATAATTCAGCAAATCCAAAACAGTCGTTTGTTATTCCTGATGCTAATGTTGATACAAATACAATTAAAATTTCTGTTAAGCCTTCTGCATCAAATACACAAACTGTTGTTTACAATCAAGTAACTGATATTTTAAATGTTACTGCTGAGTCACAGGTTTATTTTTTACAAGAACATAGAAATGGTAAATTTCAAATTTATTTTGGAGATGATGTTGTCGGTAAAATGATTGATGATGGATCAATTGTTACAATGACTTATCTTGTAACGAATGGTACTTTAGCAAATGGTGCTGACAGAATTATACCAACTGCGACATTAAATGGATACAGCAATTTTACTGTTAATGTCATATCTCCGGCCGCAGGTGGTTCTGATAGAGAAAGTGTTGACTCAATCAAACAAAGTTCAGCAGCACAATTTGCTACACAAAATAGATTGGTAACATTTAAAGATTATGAAACTTATATTCAAAAGAATTATCCAGCTCTAGATTCCATTTCAGTATGGGGTGGGGAAGATGAAGTTCCACCTGTTTATGGTAAAGTTTTTGTTTCAATCAAGCCTAAAAAAGATTATTATATTTCAGAGACAGAAAAGAAAAGAATTATTGACGATATTGTAAAACCAAAATCAATCGTTGCTGTTCAAACACAACTCGTTGATCCAAGATATTTGTATCTGTTGGTAAACAGTTATGTCAAATATGATCCAAGAAAAACAACAGTAAGTGCTGATGCTATTAAAATTGGTATTCGAGATTCAGTTATTAGTTATAGAGATGTTAACTTAAACAAGTTTGGTGCAAGATTTATTCTTTCTAAGTTACAAGATAATATTGATGGATCAAATTTAAATGCAATCGTTGGTTCTGAAACTATTGTTCGTTTACAGAAAAGATTATTACCAATTTTAAATCAAAGTAAAAATTATACAATTAATTATGATGCACCATTACATCGTGGTACAATCACAAACAAACTTGTATCTACATCATTTAATGTTTATGATATGGATGGAGTACAACGAACAGTAGTACTTGATGAAATCCCACAATCATATTCTGGTATTAATTCAATTCAAGTAACTGATGCTGGAAGCGGTTATCTTACTGCACCAACTGTAACAATTACTGGCGATGGATCTGGTGCAGAAGCTGAAGCTGTAATTCTGAATGGTCGAGTTCAAGCTATTAATATTGTAAAAAGAGGAACAGACTACACTAGAGCTATTGTAACTATTTCTGGTGGCAGTGGTTATGGTGCAAAAGCTGTTGCTATTATTGATGGTCGTGTCGGAACATTAAGAACTATATATTACGATTCAAATGCCGAGAGACAAATTGTAGATGAAAATGTTGGTTATATTGATTATGATAATGGTATCATTAAAATTTATGATATCAACATTTTATCTGTTGATTCTCCAGATGGGTATCTTCGCATCTCTATGGAATCAGAAAAAGGTATTGTTGAGACAATCAGAAATACAATTATTACAATTGATGAGACAGACCCAACAGCAATAACAGTAGACTTAGTTAAAATTTAATGTCTGATTATAAAACCTCATTACTTGTTAGTAAACAAGTTCCTGAATTTGTTCGGGACGAATATCCCATATTCATTTCATTTTTAGAAGCTTACTATGAGTTTTTGGAAACAGCACAAGGAACTCAAAAAAATAATGTATTAGGATTAAGCAAAGATTTAAGATACCTTTCAGATGTTGATGCCTCTATTAATACATTTGAGCAAAGTTTCTTTAATATGTACGCAGCTCTTATTCCTAGAGATGTACAAGTTAACAAAGAAACATTAATTAAAAATGTATTACCTCTTTATCTCGCAAGAGGTAATGAGAAGTCTTTTAAATTATTATTCAGATTATTATTTGGTGATGAAGTTGAAGTTGTTCTACCTAAAAATAATATTTTAAAAGTTTCAGATGGACAATGGACAGTTGATAATATTTTAAAACTAGAAACTGGTATTCGTAGTGTGTATACTGGCACCGGTGCAAATACTACTTTCTATTTGGCGCAACCAGTAAATACTGATGAAGTTTCTGTGTATGTTGATGGTGTATTAAAAGTATACAGTACTGATTACAGTATACGAAAAGAATCTCGTAAATTAGTTTTCAATTCTGCACCAGCTGCAAACTCACAGATTAAAGCAGTTTACAGTAACTTTGATGTTACATTACTAAACAACAGAAAAGTTACTGGTGTAACTTCTGGTGCAATTGCAGTTATTGAACGTGCAACAAAAAGAATTATTACGGACCGTTTGAATTTTGGTTTACCATTTGAACTGTTCATGGATAAAAAAACTCTAAGTGGTATATTTACTAATGGTGAACAAATTGTAACTGATATTATTGATCCAAATGGAACAAAGATTGTTCTTAATGCAGATACGTTTTCAATTCTCACAACAATTCTAGTTACTGGAACTGGTGCATCTTATAATGTTGGTGATAAATTAACCATCTTGGGTGGTGGTGCCACATCTGTGGCAGCTGCTGAAGTTGAGTCTGTTACAATTGGTGTTACTAATAGAATTGTTGTTAATTATGGTGGTGCAGGATTTCATACTGCGTCATTAATTTCAAGTTCAAATACTCCAGGTGATACATTCATTACTGGTGCGATTGATGCTGTTGATACATCTGGTGCAAATGCGGCAATTTCATTCCTTATTAATGATGACGTTATCAATTCATATTCTAATATAGCATTATCAGCTGCAGATTATGGATTCCCATCACAAGTTATTCCCGCTGGCGAAAACATCAGTACTAGAATCTTTGATGCACTAACAACATTGACTATATCAGACCTTGGTCCAATGACTAACGCTGTTATTTTGTTCTCAAACACTTCGGTTAATACTGCAATACTTGATTCAGAAGGCGCTCGTTATCTTCTTGGCAGTGCAATCTATGACATTAAGTCATATCGTTCAGTCGGTAGAATTGATGTCAACAATGGTGGTGTAAACTATAAAGTTGGTGATGAAATTATTTTTGGAACAAATCCATCTGGTACATATGGTTATGGTGCAGCTGCTGCCGTAACTGAAGTTCAAGGTTCTGGTACAATTACAAAAATTAGACCACAATCTCAGAGAGTTGCTGGTACTGCAAACGTATTAAACAATTCAATTGTTGTTGTTGGTACTGGTACTGCATTTGGTACTGAATTGGGTGTTGGAGATAAAATTACAATTAGAAGCCAAGAACGATTTATTAATGCGGTAACTTCTTCTACATCGGCAACTGTTAATGCAGCTTTCTCATTTAGTGATGGTACTGTATGGTCAAATAATTCACCAATCGGTTCTTTATCGAGGGGTACTATTGGTGGTATTAACTACACTCAGGGTAGTTTCCCAACTGTTTCAGTTTCATCAACAACTGGTTCTGGTGCGAATGTCGCAATCACTTCTTTAATAGGTGATGGTGAAAGATTGAGTGCTTTGACTGATTCAGTTCCTGGTCAAATCATTACAATCAAAGTAACGAGTGGTGGTACTGGTTATCAATATATTCCACAAGTTGATTTGACTACTAAGGGTGATGGTACTGCAACTGCTGCTGCAACAATCGGTGCATCATATGCTATATTACCTGGCCGTTGGACAACTTCAGATTCTATTCTTTCAAGTTCAGAACGAAAACTCCAAGGCAGTGACTTCTATGTTGATTACTCATATATCACATCTTCGTTAACTCAATTTACAAAATATAAAACAATTCTTAAAGAGTTATTACATCCAGCTGGTTTTGTTAACTATGCAGATTTGAATAAGAATTCTGCTATTCCAGCTAATACAATTTACATTAATACTTCTACTGCTAATTCTATTTCGGGTACTGTGACTACATCCAATGGATCAATCTATGTTACTGGTATCAACACGAAATTTAATATTGCAAACACAAGAGGCACACTAACTCTTGGTACAAGTATTGCTGTCAATGGTGAATTGAGAATCGTAAACAGTATCATCAGCAACACAAATATTTCTGTTTCTTCTGCATTTACTACTAATTCTAGCGGCGAAACTTTAATTATAGTGACATAAATAGACTTTATGACAGCAATAATCAATAAAAAATTATCATTCAATAACGCAGAACAATTCAAAGAATCGTTCTCTGAAGGTGTGCCGACAGTATACTATGTGTTTATTGGCAATCATGTTCCGTATGCAAATGAATCTTCTCCTGATACAATAGTCGATACTGTTGTAACTGAAAAATCAACTTGGGATAATATTTTTGCCGCAAAACGTGCAACCGGTAACGATGTTCAGTTGGTTGTACCAAGAAACAATTGGACATCTAATACACAATATCGCCAATACGATGATACGATTGATATTGGTACTTTACTGTCTTCCAATACAACTCAAAATTTAAAACCGATGTATGTCATTACATCGGCTAGAAACGTATATAAGTGTGTTTCAAATAGTGCATCTGCAAACTCTAGCGTAGAACCAACAGGTGACTATACAACATCAAATGGTAATATTTCTACATCTGATGGATATGTGTGGAAGTATATGTACAATGTCAAACCATCTAATAAGTTTCTTACAACTTCTTGGATTCCAGCACCAACGTCAACTTCTGCATTAGACTATGGTGTAAATTCTGCTGGTGTAGTTGATGGTGAATTGACTACAATTGTGTTAACGAACAAAGGTGTTAACTATAGACAAGCGTCAAATATTAAAGTCAATGCATTTACTGCTGGTCAAACTGTTTTACAATTATCAAACACTTCGTTAACATTAGCGGTTTTTAGTATACCAACACTTAGTAATCTAAGTAATCTGTCAATCACAGGCACTGGTTTACCGACTGATGCATATGTTAGTTCTATTTCAAATACAACTGGTACAATTACATTATCAGCTGCAACTACTGCTGCTGGAGGTAATGCAAATAATATTACAATTTCAACGAGAGTTTACATCTATGGAGACGGTATTGGTGCAGTTGCTTCTGCTGTTTTGTCTAATACAGCATCTGGTGTTGCTGCTGCATCTGCTAATGTTTCTAAAATAACTGTATCGACTATTGGTTCTGGTTACTCTAGAGCGAATGCATATATCTATGGTTCAGGCTCTGGTGCAGTCGCAAGAGTTATTTTACCACCAAAGTTTGGACACTCATTCAATCCTGCGAAAGAATTGAATGCAAATAATGTTATGGTTGCAGTACGAGTTGGTGAAATTGACTCTACAGAACAGGGATTAATTTCTGTAGATACTTCGTTTAGACAGTTTGGATTGTTAAGAGACCCGTATAAATATGGGTTATCAATTGCAGCTAATACAAGTACTGCTAACTCTGTTGTTTCTCAAACGACAAATTTGGACGTTGTTGCTGGTGGTGCATTTACTTTGAATGAATATGTTTATCAAGGATCTGTAGTGAATCCTAATGCATATGGATTCGTAAATTCTCAAACGACAAATGGTGTGCATTTGTCTAAAGTAAAAGGTAATTTTATTACTGGTTTACCGTTAATTGGTGTTGGTTCTGGTGTTTCTAGAACTGTAACTGCGGTAAAGAATCCAGAATTCCAACCATATACTGGTGATATGTTATATGTCGAAAACACAACAAAGATTGACCGTGCTGATGGTCAAGCTGAAAATATTAAACTAGTCGTAAGTTTCTAAGGATAGTCAATGGCTCTTGATACCAATTTTAATGTAAACCCATATTATGATGACTATGATGAAGATAAGAAATTTCTTCGTATGTTGTTTAAGCCAGGATATGCGGTTCAAGCTCGTGAGTTAACACAACTACAAACAATTTTACAAAAGCAAGTTCAACGCTTTGGTAATTCTGTATATAAGAACGGTTCTGTTGTAACTGGTGGTCAAACTTTTTTCCAAAATGTAACATATCTAAAGTTAGATTCTACATTCTTGGGTTCTGCTGTAACAGCAAATAACTTTATTGACAAGACACTTGTTGATGATAATACAAATCCAACAAAGAAAGCTCTTGTCCTTAAAGCATTCGATGCAGATGCAGGCACTGGTGATCCAAAAACTCTATTGGTAAAATACATTTATGGTACAGAGTTTGCTGCCGGTGACACAATCAAGACTTATGAAACTAATACTGTTTCTGCTAATATTGCAACTAGTGGTACAGGTGGTGGCCAAATCTTTTCAGTTAATGAAGGTGTGTATTACTATGAAGGTTTCTTCATTAAAAATGATGCACAAACTATTGCCGTTTCAAAATACTCACAAACTGCAAATGCAAGAGTAGGTTTTGAAATTACAGAATCAACAGTATCATATACATCTGATACAACTCTTTTAGATCCAGCACAAGACGCTTCAAACTATCAGGCACCTGGCTCTGATAGATATAAAATTAATTTGACACTATCACAAAGAAGTATTGATTCTACAGACGATACACAATTTCTTGAGTTAGCTAGAATTCAAGAAGGTGCATTAACAAAGTACAATAGGTTTCCAATTTATTCAGTACTAGAAGATACTTTAGCTCGTAGAACATACGATGAATCTGGTAACTATACAGTTAGACCATTCAATTTAACACTAAACACATCAGCTGCAAATACAGCAAACATGGAAGTTATCTTGTCTCCAGGCAAGGCATATGTGTATGGTTATGAATTTGAAACAGTTTCACCAACAACACTTATCGTTCCAAAACCAAGGGAAACTGATAGTGTAACAGGCAAGCGTATTACCGCAGACTATGGATATTATGTCTACGCAAATACACTTTATGGCACATTGCCAATTAATAGTTTACAGACTGTAGATTTACATTGTGTTCCTAATTCTGTAATTAATGTAACATCTACTGCAACTATTTCTAATACAAAGATTGGTACTGCAAGAATTAAATCTATTGAATTTGATTCAACATCAAATACATCTAATTCTGCAACATATCAATATAAGGCTTTCTTGTTTGATGTGAATGTGGGTTCATTGACTGGTACAGTTAACACAGCGATTAATGTTAGTGCAGTTCAAATTGCCAACACGCTGATTGCAGCTAACAATCGTTTAGTTACTGATAATGCATATATTGGTGCTAAGTTTAGGATTACTAATGGTCCAGGTCTTGGTGAACCAGCTAGAATGATTACAAACTATAGTGGTGTGAATCAGACAATCACTATAGATCCACCTTTTATTGCAACATTAACAAATGCATCTACATATTCAATTGACTTTGAATTTAATGATGTAAACTCAATTGTTGTTACGAATGGTGCTGGTGCAACTGCAAGAGTTGCCGCTATTGATATTGACCAGCGTTCAAAAGACCACTCTACAGTTTATGATGATGTATTCATTAGTGACACAAATACAGAACGCTTATTATTTAAATTAGGCGAAAATTTTATTGCCAATAGTTCAATTACTGGTCTTTCATTATCATATAGAAGATTGTATGAGTCTGTTGGATTTAGTTCTGGTTTACAATCATCAGCTTTAGCTGTTGGTACTGGTGAAGCATTATCTACTGCTACATCAACAAGCACAAGACAGGCAAATTATCAAGTTGTTGTGACTGCCGCTGGTTCTTCTGCATATGAAGTTGGTAAAACAATTCCTGCTGATAAGTTTACAGTTGACCAAGCAACAAGAAAAATTACGATTACAAATGGTCTTAATTTAACTGCAAACGTATATGCAACGATTGATGCAACTGCACCAAATCCAAAGACTAAAACATATACACCTGCAAACACTTCATTGCAACTATCTGCTGGTGTAAACATATTTGCCAATGGTGGTGTAAATCTTTACGCATCAAATGGCCAAATTCAAATTGCGGCTAACAACATTGTTAGAGTGCCAAGTGTTGCACAATCATTGTATACACCTGATGTTATTCGTATTGTTTCTGTTTTAGATTTTAACAATACATATATCACTCAGGCTAATGTGGCAAGTGCGATTGATGTTACTGCAAGATATACACTAGATACTGGTCAAAGAGATTCATTCTATGACCATTCTTCAATTAAATTGAAGCCTGGTTATCCTGCACCTGTTGGTCCTATTGTTGTTAAGTTTGACAAATTCTCATCATCTGGTGCTGGATTCTTTACAAATGATTCATACAGTAGTTACACATATGAAAACATTCCAACATATATTGCATCTACTGGCACAAGTTACTCACTTCGTGATTGTTTAGACTTTAGACCAGTTCGTGCCACAGCAACTGCTGCTACGGCAAACTCAGTTATCTTTGATGTTGATTCTTCATCAACTGGACCAAAGATACCTGAAAATGGTTCAGATATTCTTTTGAGCTACAGTTATTACTTGCCAAGAAATGACAAGATTGTTTTAAACAAAGACAAAACATTCCAAGTTTTAAAAGGCGTATCATCTTTATATCCAGAAGATCCAAAAGATAATGACAACTCAATGACGTTGTATATTTTGCGTAATCCAGCTTATGTTGCGAATACGTCAAATGTATCTACACAATATATTAATCATAGAAGATACACTATGAGAGATATTGGTACTATTGAAAAACGTGTTGAAAATCTTGAGTACTATACATCATTATCTTTATTGGAACAAACTACTGTTTCTAAACAAGATTTAACAATTCTTGATGCTCAAAACTTACCTAGATTTAAAAATGGTATTATTGTAGATTCGTTTACTGGTTCTGGTATTGCTGATGTGGCACAACCAGACTATAAGGCTTCTATTGATCCAAAAAATCAAGAAATGCGCCCATCATTCAATGTAAGTTCTATAACTTTACAGTTTGATTCTGCTAATTCTTCTGGATTCACACAGAACGGAACTTCTATTACTGTAAGTTCTACTGATACTATGTTCATTGACCAACCTAAGGCGTCAAAAGCAACAAGTATTAATCCATTCAATATTACTAATTATATTGGTAAAATTTCAATTGATCCAACAACAGATATTTGGTTAGATACAAATCGTCAACCTGATGTTGTGGTTAATGTTGGTGGTTCTGCGGATGCATGGAGTAGAATTACTTCATTGACTTCACCATACGATTACACATGGGGTTCATGGCAAGATAATTGGACAGGAACAACTACACAAACTAATTTTGCTGGGCAAATAAGAACAGGTAATACTGGCCAATGGGGTGAGGCTAATGGTACTAGAGGTATGGCTCAAATTATTAATACATACCAAACAACAACAATTGCAACTGGTACTGCTACTCGTTCAGGTGTTGTTTCTACTGTTGTTCCAGAAACCATTATACAGAATATTGGTGATAGACTAGTTGACTTGTCTATTATTCCTTATATGAGAACTAAGGGTATTGTTCTTGTTGGTTCTGATTTTAAACCAAATACAACACTATATCCATTCTTTGACACAACAGCTGTTGAAGCATATACAAATCGTGCAAACAAGTTTACATTGCAAAACAACAACCTTGGTTACAAAACTGAAATTGGTAATTTTGAACAAGTAACTATTTACAACAATGGTACTGCATCATCTGTTGGTACTGCATATGTTGTGAGAGCATCCAACACAGAAGTTTTCATTGTTAATAATCAACCAACTGGTTCTTATAACCTTGCTTCTGCAAATCTGATTGGTCAATCTACAGGAACATCTTCTAAGATTGTTCGTTATGACCACTATTCTGGCAGAGCAACTGCGGCAAATACAAACTCTATTACATTAGCTGTTGATGCCAATTCTGCAAACAATGTTTCAGATTATAATGCATCTGTAATTTTTGTTGTTGCGGGAACAGGATCTGGGCAAACTGCAACAATTACATCATACAATCCTGCGACAAGAGTTGCAATGATTTCTGGTACATGGGGAACAACTCCTGTTGCAAATGATTCATCATATTCAATTGGTAGAATGAAAACGACTGCCGCTGGTGATGTTGCTGGTATCTTTACAATACCTGCATCAACATTTAGAATTGGTGAAAAGAAACTTCGTCTAATTGATAATAACATCAATGATGTTGTATCGTCTACAACTAATGGTGACGCATCATTCTTTGCACAAGGTGCTGTACAAACAGTTGAGGCCACAATCCTTTCTGTTACACAACCAACAATTCAAAGAACAACAGTATCGCAAGCTCAACCAATTTCTAAAGTAACTGGTTCTTCTTCAACACAAGCAATTGTTGGTTGGTATGATCCACTTGCACAAACATTCTTGATTGATCCAAATACATATCCACAAGGAATGTATATCAGTAGACTTCGTGCTTGTTTCAAATCAAAAGATAATGTTGTTCCTGTTACACTACAATTACGTCCAACAGTAAATGGTGTTCCATCTGCATCTGTCATTTATCCAAATGGTACAGTTACTCTGACACCAGATAAAGTTAAAACAACAGATACTCCAAGTTTGGATGATGCAAATAGTTATACCGAATTTAAATTCGATGCACCAATTTACTTGCAACCTGGTGAACATTCATTTGTATTCTTCTCTAACTCAAACAAATATGAAACATATGTTGCTGAGATTGGTAAGTTAGATATCGTACAACAACGACAAATTTCAGAACAGGCATATGGTGGATCTCTATTCTTATCACAGAATGGTTCTACATGGACTGCGGATCAAACATCTGATATGTTATTCAGAATATACAGAAGTGTATTCTCAACAACACCAGCTGCATTGAAGTTTAATGTAATTGCACCAAGTTCAAATGTAACATATGATTTGGCACATTTGATTACTAATGATTTAGTTCTTGGCAATACTTCTGTCGCATACACATTTAATACCACAGTAGATGCTGGTGGTGGTTCAACTGGTTTCCAACCTATTCTACCATTGCAAGATTATTACATGGATGATGGATATGGACGCCGAGTTATTACAACAAGTAACAACTCCTTTGTATTACAGGCAGTAATGTCTACATTAAATCCTGCTGTAAGTCCTGTTGTAGATGCATCAAGATGTGGCGCAACTATTGTAGAAAATATTATCAATAATTTGCCACTAAGAAACTCTGAAATCTTTATTACATCATCTGGAACTGGTTATGCCAATTCAACTGACGTTACTGTTTCAATTACAGGCGGTGGTGGTACAGGCGCAACTGCTTCGGCAAATGTTTTATCTAACACAATCAATTCTGTTTATATTACAAATGGTGGTTCTGGATACACAACATCACCAACGATTACGATAACTCCTGGATCAGGCGGTGGTTCTGGTGCGGCTGTTACATACAATGGTGAAGATAAACAACTTGGTGGTAATGCTAATGTGCGTTACATGACTCGTAAAGTCATTCTAAATGATGGTTTTGATTCTGGTGACCTTCGTGTTTATTTGACTGGATATAAACCATCAAATTCAAACATTCTTGTTTACTATAAAATTCTTTCTAAGTCTGATAGTGATTTGTTTGATAATAAAAATTATCAATTGATGACAGAACTTGGTAACGAAAACTATGTTGCTACAAGTAGAGGCGATTATCGTGAATTGACTTTTGCACCTGGAACTGGTGGTGTTGCAAACAACTCTGTTGGATATACAACTTCAACAACTGGATTCTCCACATTTAGAACATTCGCAATTAAGATTGTTTTAACTGGTACAAGTACAGTTGATGTTCCTAAAGTGCGTGATGTTCGTGCAATTGCATTCCCATCAGGAGTATAATATGCCACTAGTACAAGTTAATGATACACCTTTCGTTAGAGATACTCATTCTAAGGCCATTCTAAATACAGATAGAAATGGTCTAAATGAGTATTATATGAAACGTGAGCTTGCAAAAAAACAGCAACTAGAAAAGACTGAAGACAAAGCTCGATTGAACAAACTAGAAGAAGATATGCAAGAGATTAAACAGTTGCTGTTACAAATAGCGGCAAATCAGGATAAGTAATGTCTATAATTTCACAATTAAATACCGCAAATACCTTCAGTCAATGGTTGACTGCGACACAGGACATAATTACTAAAACTAATTCCTTGATTGAAGGTGGTGGTAGTTCTATCTTCT